CATGTCCTCAGAGTTTTCAAATAAACCATAAGCAACACCACCTAGACCACCTGCAGAAATTTGTCCTAGCATGTCGTCAAATTCTAAATCCATGTCTCTATTTAAGAAAAGCATGTTTTCTTCTATTGCACCTTGAGTATCAAGATTTTTAAGTACTGAGTCAAAGTCAGAGATACCAGTTGCACCAGCGAATCCGCTAAATACATTACCTCTTGCAGAGATAGCAGCAAATAAACCTTGAGAACCGTGAGCTACAGCGTTTCCACCTGCAGCTGTAAAGCTTGGTACGTTAGCACTTTGAGCAGCAAAGCTCACACCACCAGCACCAGAAGCTAATTCACCTTCTACCATTGCCATTTCTAAATAGTCATCAAATCTTAGTCTTGTTTCAGACTCAGCTTTTAGATACCATAAGTATCCTGATGTACCATCTTCAGTAGCAACTTCTACCCAACCAATTTGAGCCATATCAGAACCATTGATAGCATATCTATCTCTGATGATGATTGGTTGATTAGCGTATTGTGTGAACTGAGGTTCTATTGATTTAGCAGCACCTGCAGTTTGTGATCCTTTTGCAAATAACGAACCATAAACAAATATTTTAAGGTTGCTAGCAGCACCACCACCTGTGAACAATCCGTCCCAGTTAGCAGCAGTAAAAGGATAAGCAGTTACATTTGTAGTTACACCTGCACCAGCACCAGTTGATTGAACAATACCTTTTAATGCTACACCCGAGTCAGGGTTCATAACAACAATAGTATCATTTGCAAAAATAGCGTTTTGAATAGTACCAGCATTTGTAGGTACATTAAATACAGCTAAACCAGCTCCAGGTCCAGTTACGCCTGTGTAAGAGATGTGTAATCTGTTTTGCTCAGACCAGATAACCTGATCAGATGTCATTGGCATTTCAGCGCCAACCATTCTAAGGAAACCACCTAATGTTCTGTTTCCATATCTTTCGACTTCTTGCTCATATATCTCAGGGAGATACTGTTGAGCAAAGTCATTAGCTCCACCATTGAAAGCTAAGTAGTTACTTTGTAACGTTTGTTGTACTTGAGAAGGTACGATCGACCCAAATACAGGAGAAATTGATCCCATAATAATTTAAAATGTTTTAGTTAAATTTTCTTGTTTTAATTTTAAGTTTTGAAGAATCAGCACCACTAATTGACTTAACTTTTAAACCTCCTACAAATACACTACCTGGATCACTTGATCTAGTTTCTGTATTTATATTTTTAGATTTAGCACTTAAATCTTTTATTGCATCTGCTTTACCTTGTTCATAAAAATGACTAGCTATAGTGTCAGCATGTTCAGCAGCGTAAATAGCTTTGTGATAACCTTTAACATCATTTACATTACCTTCTTTATCTAAGAACTTCTTAATGGTGTTGGTAATATTTGACTGGGTATCAGCAACTTCATTAACATTTTTTATTCCATATCTAAACTTTTTTTCTCCTACCGAAAAATCAAAACCTTTGAATTCGGAACCAAAATAATCTTTAGTATTAGACTTAAATGTATCGTGTTGTTGTTGTGCTACTTGTTGATCTTCGTTGTAGCGATTGAAAAAATCCACAGCTTTTTTCTGTTCTTGAGTAACACCAGGTCTTAATTTAATTTCCTCGTAATATTTACTCTTTAAACCTTCTAAATGCTGTTTAGCTTTTGCAACCTCTTCTTTATATGCGAGCTTTGCTTTACGCACATCTCGCGGCTCATCTACATCTTCGTCCCATGAAAAATTATCTTCAATTAAAAAGTTAATTTCTTCTGAGTCTAAATGCGATTTCGTTTGCTTATAATACTCTCTTAATAAAGTATCATTATCTACGTTTGAATAATCATGATTTAATCTTACATAATCTTCTAGTGTTCCACCTGTTTCATTCATAAAATCTACAACTTTAACAATGTTTTCAGGTAACGTAGGAATATCTTCTTTTGGAACGTCTTGTGATACAACCCCTTCAGGTTGATCTTGTAATTCCATTTTTTCACCGATTTCAACAACCTCTTCTTCCTTTTCAGGTTCTTCGATTATTTCTTCTATTATCGATGGTTTTTCTTCTTCTTGAGTTTCAACAACGGGAGTGGACTCTTGATCGGATTCTCCTCCTTTAATTTCCACCTTCGGTATATCTCCGGATGATTTATCATCAGGTAATTCTTTTGTTTCTCCGACTT